TGCGTTCTCGGAATTTGACGAGCCAGCGCGCAGCGCGTAGCCTGTAGCCGTGGCGCGCGCGCAGTACTACGTGCTCGGCGTGGATGGTGAACCAGTCGCCGTCGATGACTTCTACGTGTGGGCTGAGTGGTTCGAAACAGCCGATCGGCGCGTGGCGCTCGATGTCGTCGGGCTGTGGCGAATCTCCACGGTCTTTCTCGGCATCGATCACGGCTTCAGCTTCGGTGAGCACGCGCCAGTGCTGTGGGAAACGATGATCTTTTCCGACAGCCGCAGCATCTGGCGCGATGAGTGGTGCCACCGCTACGCGTCACGCGCAGACGCGCTGAACGGCCACGCCACCACGGTTGCGCTCGTGCGCGCTGAAGTAGACGCGAAAGCACACAGCACGCCATGACACCGCTACCATTCATCGTCGCTGAAGTCTCGAAGAACTGGCGCGACAGCCAATCGGACACGAGTCTGTTACTGGCGCAAGCGTTCGAAGCAGTGATCAACCACAATGCTGCGCGCGGCTACGTTCTGCACTCGTTCACGCTGCACCGTCTGATGACTGGTTCTGATTCGATGAACGAAACGATCATTGCAGTGTTTCGCCACGAGCCATGACGACACGACCACCAGCGCGCATGCTCTCGCAAGACAGCATCACGGCGCACTGTGCAGTGTGCAATCACGAGTGGCGATCGCCACTGCCACTGCCGATGCCAGTCGATCGAGCGGTGCGCGCGCTGAACAGCATCATTGCGGCGGGCTGTCCACGGTGCGGCGCGGACGGTCGCAGCGTGCTGTGTGGCGAAGCACCACGAGCGCGCGGAAAGGTCGTGGAATCATGAACGTGCACCCGTCACACGTGACGCGGTTCTCGGACGCCTCGACGTTCGATGAGATCTGCACCAAGTGCGGCGCCACTGATCGCGTGCGTGGTGGCATGTTGTGGGCGCCGTGTCCGCACGATGCGCGCGACAGCGAGCCGCACACGGTCAGCACAGATCCACCGACGCCAGAGAACGATCCGGCTGGCCGCTTTCGGAAGCCATGATCACGATCTACCGCGTGCAAGACTGCACGGGGCGTGGCCCGTGGCGTCCAGGGTTCTCGCAGCTGTGGATCGAGGGCGATGCAGACGCAGGCCACCTCACTGAAACGATCTTCTCGCTGGTGTCGATCGACACGCTGCAGCAGCTGCCACGCTCGCACGTCTACGGCTGCGGCTGTCGGTCGCTGGCTGCGCTGCTCGACTGGTTCACGCCACTGGAGCGCACACGCCTCGACGCGTTCGGCTTCTGGCCAGTGTCGATGACGATCGATCGCGTGGTGGCTGAGAGCGCGCGTCAGGTCTTCTTCGCGCGCGCACGTCCACTGGCGATGGGCGCGCGTCGGTTGTCGTGGACGGTCAGCGCGTGACTCCGTTGGCGCAGTCGGTGCAGCAGCCCTGCTCGCACTTCTCGCGGTACGACATCAGCCGATCGCAGTAGGGGCACGCCGCGTGCTCACGCGCGCTGGTCACTGGCAGCAGTGGCGCTGGTGCACCACTGCGCGGCGTCGGCACACGCTGATCCAGCGACGTGAAGCGATGACAGCGTGGACACACGAGCACGCGCCACAGCAGATCGCAGTGGTAGCAGTAGCGATCGTGATCAGCCGTCAGATCGTCGTCAGTCATAGCTCCACTTCAGCGCGCACGCTTCGATCGCAGCGACAGTCAACAGCGTGACACCAGACCGTTCGAAGAAGGCGGTTACGTCATCAGCAGTGAGCACCTGACTCTGCACAGCGCCAACAACAAGGTGTTTCGTTTTGGCGGCTTTCATCTGTCGCAACACTGCCGGGTACTCGTCTCCAAGCGTTGGCTTGCACTCGATCCGATACACCACGTCTGTACTCTCGAACCCGTTGTACTCGCATGGCTTGGGGCAGTCGCCTGTGCACGGCGGGCCAACGCTCTCTGAGACTATCGACGCTATCAGCTGGACATCTGCGCCATCTACTTCGAACGCAGTTTCGTACGCGAACGACCATCTAGCGTTTGGCAATTGCGCTGCGTGCAGTTCACGACGCCACCGCTGCTCTGATGTTATGAGGTAAGGGTGTTCTGTGGCGCGCCGCGCGATGCGACGGCATGTGTTGCTGTGCGCGTCTTCTATGCGCGCGCAAAGCGCGAAGCGCTGACACCACTCGTACTCTAAGAAACGCGCCTGCAACGCGTTGTGCTCTGGCGTCTCTGACGGCTCGCCGAAATGATTCACGATCAGTGTGTGGATGCCGACGAATTTGCTGCGGAACCACTCTTGCTGCGCCAGCCATTCGCAGTACGCGCGATCTTGTGCGAGCGCTTCCACTGGCTGACCCTTGTATTTACCGAATGGGACCAGCGCGATCTGAGGCTTTGTCATCTGTCAGCCCTCCGCTCGTGATCGCTGTGGCCCACGTGCCATGCGCGGCAGAGTGGACACCTGAACACGTTCAAGCGCTCTGGCGCGCGCACGTACTGCGCGAGCAGCAGCGTGGCCAGATGTTGATCAGCGTCAGCTTTGGTGGCCCACTTGCGCTTGCGCCAGCAGCGCGAGACGGGCACCGCGCCACGCAAGCGCGCGGCGTCCCCGATCTTTAGCTTCATCACCACCGCAGCCGCCCTGAGTCGTCATCGTCTGCGAACATGGCGCGCCAGCGATCGCCCATCGCTTGCACGTCTTCGCGCAGCCGCTTCGCTTCAGCACCAAGCGCTGTGATCTCGTGCAGCAGCTGCGCCGTGTCGTGCTCGTAGGTGGCGCGCGCGGCCACGAGCTGATCGCGCCACTGCAGCACGTCAGACCGTCGCACCACGAAGGCGCCCCAGCCACCACTCGGGTGCGGGTTGATCACGTCCGTCATGGCTGCGATCAGCGCGTTGAGTTCAGCTGCGAGATCAGCCGCAGGGGCTGGTGGTGGTGTCTGCTCTGGCGCCATGTGTGATCCTTTCGAGTATCAACAGACCTTTCTGGGTGCGCGCGCGATGTCCATGGATGCGCACGTATCGCCAGCCAGCGGCAAGAAAACATGATCCAGGCAAAGCTGACGCGAGCCGTGTCGGATCGACGTAGGTATAGTGCCTGCGATCAGCCCAGAGCGCATCAGCGATCGCGTCCGCTTGCTGAACGAGCGCGCTGCTGGTGTGGCCACTCTCGTTGCGGAAAAACGCGCAGTTAATCCCACGCTGGCGCTCGTTGGTGCGCGCGTCGATGCAGTCATCGAGGAACCGTCGCCAGCCGAAGATCGCATCGCACGACCACGTGCGCAGTGCGACCTTCTCCCCTGGCCCCATGCACTGCCAGATGCGTCGGTTGCGGCGTGGATACGACGGGCGCGAGTAGTGGCGCGCATACATCGCGAGCAGCGACACGTCCTGATCGGTGGTCAGCCACCAGTCACGCTCAGTCGTCGTCGTCAGCATCAGCAGCAGCGCGGCGCTGGAGCAGCGCACGCTGGAGCGCGGCGCGAAAGATCGACGGCACCGAGACGCGCTGCGCGCGCGCTCTGGCATGCACGCGATCATACAGGGCATCAGGCACGCGCACGTTCACGTGGTTGGTGCACGCTTCGTCGGGCTGCTTCACGGGGCGCCCGCGTGGTCGCTTGGTGGTGCTCATGATCCCGTTGTTGGTTCGCGGCGCCCATCGAGCGGACCCCATACGCGCACGTTGGCCCACAGCACAAACGCCGTGATCACGCGCTGCTGCTCGCTGGTCAATCCAGCAGCAGCAGTCGGTGCTGCGCCCAATCGGGTGCCTGTGTCTGCGATGAACGCGGCCCAGATCTCTGGCTGCGCGAGCGCATACGAAATGCAGCCGAGCCACGCTGGCGCCATGAACGCTGGCGTGTCAGCGGGGCGCAGCGCGTCAAGATCGAAGGGTCGCTGTCGTGGTGTCATGCAGTCACCAGATCTGGATCGTCTGCTGGTTGTTCGGTCGTGTCGAGTGCTGCCAGCTTGCGCGCCATGAGCGCAGCGATCACGGGGTCGATGCGTCCACGCGATCGCCGCTTCACGGGGTAAATGTTGTCCTTGTTGTCAGCGACCACCACCACATTGCCCACGCACCACGCCATCAGCTCGTTGTGGCCAGCATCCACAAGACCGTCGAGCACGTCAGCCTCGAAGTCTTTCGCGGGCGCTGACATCTGCTGCAGGGTCTGATTGATCTCCACGACCTGGAACCCATCATCGGTGAGCACTTTGCCAAGGTTGCCAGCGTTCCAGGGGTCGATGCCGATCTGCTGCACATCGAAGCGCGCCGCTGCATCGCGCACCATCTCGATCACCACGTCCTGATCGATGCGATTGCCAGCATTCGTGCGCAGCCAGCCACGCTCACGATAGAGCGCATACGGCGCGCGATCGCGATGCGCGCGCTCGTCCAGCGTGTCCTCTGGTGTGAGACACCACACGAGCAGACGCCAGCTGCGGCGCGTGTCTGTGGGTGGAAACGCGGCCACGATCGCGGTCAGGTCGATCTTGCTCGACAGATCGACACCGAGCCAGCAGACTTCGCCAGCCATGTCTGCAGCTGTCCAGTGTGACTGGCCCTTGCGCCAGCCATCGATCGACAGCCACGGCGCATAGGCGTTGTTCCACAGATTCAGGCGCGTGCGCTTGAATGCAGCAGCGGCTGCTGGCATCTGGATCGCCTTGAAGGCCATCGCGCGCAGATCGTCTGGCTTCACGCTCACGCCGTAGTTCGGGTTGGCTTTGCGGAACGTGGCGTCTTCAAATGGAAAGTCATCGGCATCAGCGTGCGCGATGAACACGAAGGTGCTTTCGTCGTCGATCGTTTGCTTCAGAATGTTGCAGCAGTACTCGTGTTGATCGCCGCATGGCGACACTGAATCAGTGCCAGCCGTCGTGATCCAGTAGATCAGTGGCTGGCGTCGTGCGCCGACAGCGGTCTCCATGACATCGATCAGCCCACGGGTCTTCATCGCGTGCGCTTCGTCGATGATCACCACGTGTGGATTCAGGCCGTCCATGCTGTCATCGTCAGCGCCGAGCGGTTCCAGCTTTGAAGCTGTCGCGCTGCGGTTCAGATTGCCGACCAAGATCTTGATCCTGGCGTGCAGTGGGCTGCTGGCACTCACCATGCGCTTGCAGTCTGCGAAGACGATCTTGGCCTGCTCGCGCTTGGTCGCGATGCAGTAGCCCTCGGCGCCTGGTTCTGAATCGAAGAAGGCGAGATACAGCGCCACGATCGCGGCTTCAAACGTTTTGCCATTCTTGCGCGGGATCTCGGTGTAGCTGGTGCGAAAGCGCCGCAGCTGCGTGTCGCAGTGCACCCACGCGAGCAGCGAGCCCAGCCTGAACTGCTGATGCGGCTGCAGCTGCACGCGCTGCCCATTCCACTCGCCTTTGTAGTGCTGCAATTGGGACGCGAAGCGATAGAAGCGATCGGCGCGCGCCGTGTCGAGACGATACGGGAAGGCGGCTGTGGCTTCACGGGCGCGATCGCGCTCGTGGCGTGCGCAGGCCAGCTTGTGGAACTGTCCTGCAGGCAGACCGCCGTCGAGTACGTCTCTGGCATAGCGATCGATCACGTGGTCGGCTGCCACGCTCGACCCTTACGGGTGTTGCAACGCGCGCACAGCGATTGACTGTTCATCTCGCTGCAGTGCGCACCACCAGTGGCCAGCGGCCGAATGTGGTCAGTGATGGTGGCGCGTACGCGTTCACCAGCCGCTGTGCACGCACTGTGCGCGCTGTAGCGGTGCCCATCGGCGCGTTCGCCGCACCATGGATGGCGCGCCAGCCAGCTGCGCGAGAACTCAGCCCAGCGCGTGTCGTAGCCACGCGCGGTGGCCCCTGGCCGTCTGGCTTCCCACGCGCCACGACACACACTGCAGCGCCCGCGCACGATGCGCCCGCAGCGGCACGTGTGTGGCGGGGCCAGACTCATACGCGATCCGTGCGCGGCGCTGGCGGCAGATCGAGCGCGCTGGCGGGACGCGTGCGGCCACAGCGCGTGCAGGCGCGTGACGATGGCGGGTGCAGCTTGATCGCCACGAGCGCGCCACGGCGGCGCTTCGTGCACGCGCACGCCCACCAGTCATCGTGATCGCTCGTGGTGGTCAGCGGTGGAAACCACACAGCCGGAGTCATGGCGTCTGGCGCGCGCTCACGCGACGGCCACGGCCTTTGCGACCACCCACGCGACCAGCTGCTGCGGCTGTCTCGCTGTTCCACTGGTGCGCCGTGCCAGCAGCGTGCGCCGCGTGGCCACCACGCTGCGCGATCGCGCGCTGCTTGTCTTTGTCCATCGACGCGAAGCCGCGCAGCTTCACGCCCGTGCGCGTGGTGGTCATGTGGTCTCCTTGATCGTGATGCGACCAGCCACGCGCTGCTGCGCTGGCCCGTCGTGGTCGGCGTTCAGCTGAATGCGCCCCGCGCCATCGCGCACGAACAGTCGCGCCCAGCACTCGCGATCGTGAAATTCGAAGCACTCGTCGGTGATGTCTGCACCATCGAGCAGCACGCGCGCGCGGCGGGCGAAGTAACCCTCGCGGCGCCAGCGCTCGACGGTCATCAGCCCACAGCCACGCTGGACGCGTACGCCTGCCACCAGCGCAGCGATCGTGGCGCTGACCATGTGCAGCAGCGTGCGGCGTGTCATGGCGTCACACGCCGGTAGGTGTAGTTCAGCGACACGCGAGGATTCTCGGTGGTGCTGTTCGCTTCGCGCACGACAAAGCCGTTGACCATCAGCTGCAGCTGCAGATAGCCGTCCCCCTGTGCGGCCACGTCCAGCGAGATGAACAGCGACGGCTGTAGCGTCGTGAAGGACGTGACGTAGGGCAGGCCAGTGATCACTTGCGTGGTGCCGTCTTGCTGGTTGCTGTGGCGCACCGTCACGCGATCGAAGGTGCCCAACACGCGATACTCGATGCGATCTGGCACTGGCACGGCCACAGGCGTTGGTGCGGCTGGTTGTTGCACGTACGTGATTCGGTCGCTGCATCCAGGTGCTACTGCCAGCACCAGCGCAGCCGCCATCAGTCTGATTCGCATGGTGCCTCCTTCGTGTCGTGGTGTGCGTCGTCTTCGTGGCTCGTGACAATCGCCAGCGCGAACGCTGCGCCTGCGGCCACGATGAACGCAGCGAACGCAAGCAGCAGCAGTTCAGCGCTGGTCATGGTGCTACTCGGTCGCAGCTGCTGCTGGCGCGTCTTCGCCAGCTGCCGTCAGCGTGAACGTCAGCGCGTTTGACTCCAGACCACCCAGCGATCGCACGGCCACTGGCAGTGGCGTGGCCACTTGCGCAGTCGCCATGTTCACGAGCGTGGTGCACTCAGTGGGGCTGACGACGGTCGTGGGTTCCGGCGAACCGTTCCACATGATCTGACAGCCCGTGCGAAAGCCAGTCCCGATCACGTGTAGGGTGAAATTGGCCGAGCCGAGCGCGGCGCTCGAGGGCGACAACGAAGCAGCAGTCGGCGTGATCGCTTCGCCAGTCGCGTCGAACGGCGCACCACGCACACAGCTGATCACTTCAGACGACAGGATCCCCGTGATCGCGCTGTGCATGTCAGCAGCCACGATCGTGCGAGTGGTGCCGTTCTTCAGCGTCAGCGCCCACGAGTAAAGACCAGCAGCGACAGAGAGCACAGGGGGCATGGTGTGTAACCTTTCAGCGTTGATCCGAGTGAACGAGACCACGCAGCGCGTCAGCGATGCGCGCGAGCACGTCTTCGCGCCCGCAGTCGCACGCGCGCTGCTCGAATGGGTGACTATCGGCGGTCCCTTGATGGTGCAGATCGTCGTCTACAGGTAGCCGACAGAACGTGCGCCCGCAGCGATAGATCGCGCACGACGGCACGTGACGCACATACGGCGTGATCTCTGCGATGGTGTCAAACATGGCTTTCCTCCACGAGCGCCACGGCTGGTGCGGCTGGCAGATCTGACAGCGCGTAGATCACGGGCACGCCACGATCGAGCGCATACGCGCGCTCGACCTGCGCGCCCTTGCTGGTCTCCCAGCGTGGCAGCATCAGCACGTGTGTGCAGCGATCGATGACGGCGCAGTCGTACGCGATCCAGTGCTCCCACGAGATGGCGACCCACGCGGACGGCCAGCAGCCAATCGCTTGCGGCACATACGCGGGGATGCCACGCTGCACGCAGTCGATGAAGACGCGCGCCGCAGACGCGCTGTTGTCTTCGATCGTGTGGCTGGCTGTCGCGCCCATTGGGCCACTGAGATACACGAACACGTCTCGGCGCATTCACTGCTCCCCGTGGTCAAACGTGAGACGGCCAAGCGCGTGCGCGCTGCTTCTGGTCTCCCAACGCGCCATCGCTGCGATCTGGTTCGCTGCATCGAGCGTGGCTGCGCACGTCGAGCAGAACGGACCCACGCTGTTGTGGTTGGCGTGGTAGATCACGCGTGGCACGTCGTCTGCCAACGACACGCCGCAGCTGATACAGAGATTCGTCATCACGAAGCCACCTCCCAATCGAACAGCAAGCCTTGCCCCTGCCACGCGGCTGCTGGTGCTTCGCGTGGTGTGTCGTCTTCGATCGTCTCGACTGGCGCGATCGTGTCGAGCGCGTCGATCGTCTCGATGGTGTCGATCGCTGCTGGCGCTGCGACTGCAGCTGCGCGCGTGTCGTCTACAGCGTCCACCGCTGGCGCGCCAGGACGATCGACGGTGCGCCATGGCCCATCGCTGCTGTCACGCTCTTGCAGCACCATGCCGAAATTGTTCACGCCAGCTGGCACGACCACGCCAGCAGCGCGCTGCAGCTGGTGGCGGAAACCGCTGTAGTCCACGTGATGATGCCAGCGGCCCCACTTCTCACTGACGCGCGCCACGTCTGGATGCGCGCGCACGAGTTCCTCTGCAAATTCGCGGCGCTTGTCGGTCTGCGCGTAGTACTCGGTCATGCCACCGCGCAGCGTCATGGTGCCCGCTTTGCCAATCAGGAACGCGTTGAACAGCACCGTGCACCAGCCAGACTTGAGCACGCGCAGACAGAGGTCCGTATCGTCGTTGTAGAACGTCACGTTACGGAATGGCTGGCCACTGCGATCGCGTGCGTCAGTGCGGATCAGCATGTTGGAATACACGCGCGAGTTCAGATAGTAGGGCGGCAGCACGAATTTGCGCTTCAGGAAGTACTCGTAGTGCATGCCCAGGATCGCGGTGTTGCTGTAGCGCTGCGCGAAGTCTTCGATCACGGCCAGTGGCGTGCCATCCACGCACCGGATGATCAGGTTGCGATTGAAGCGATGGATCGCCCTGATGTTGTCGTCGAACGTCCAGAACCATTCAGCGCCCTGCGCAGCTGCAAAATCCCAGATGTAATTGCGCGTGACGGTGAGACCACGATCGCGATGTGGCAGCACGTGCAGCTTGCATGGATCGATCACACGTGCGTAGGTCTCGTGCTCTTGTGGTTCCACGAACATCGTATACGGCACGCCAAGCGCGTCGAACATGCGCGCCGTCTGGCGCGTGTCGCTGCGCCCCTTCGATGGGATGTAGACCGGCCAGCGTGGGTTCATCGCGCGCACTCGTGGATGTAGCGGAAATTCAATAGTTCGGCGTTCTCCACGTCGGGGAACCACGTGGTTTGCACTTGGCGTGCGTCGGGGTTCGCGACCAGCTGCTGACCAATCGCGCGCCCGAAGTCCTCCACGTCGGCGGCTGTCGCGAAGCTGACCAGCACCTGATACTTGGGGCGCAGATCGTCGTGCAGATACTCGGGCATGTTCTGCCACTCTTGCAGCCACGGGATCAGCTCGTCTTCGCGGAACAGCAACGCATCAGCGCTCATGCCACGTCACCGAGACGGTATTCGAACAACCCACCACCCATGCAGCGGCGCTCGATGGTGTGCGCGCCGAAGCGTGGCTTGCGAAAGTCACGCAGACGCGCGCTGATGCTGGCCTGTGGATAGCCCGTGCGGCCCTCGAGCGCCGCGAGCGTGTACCACTGGCGATCGCTGATGACCAGCCACACACCGCGCGCTTGCTTGGTCAGTCGTTCGCTGTCGCGCTCGTGGTCGTAGGTCTCACCATCGAAGCGCGCAGCAGCTGCTGGTGGCTGCTCTGGCAGATCATCGAATGGCAGCGGCGGTTCGTGTTCCATCATCGACGGCGCTCCTGGCGCTGCTCCGCATAGCGCGCTTGCGCTTCGCGTTTGCGCGCGATCGCTGGATTCGTGAAGATGCAAGCGCACTCGCGCACCCACTCGTGCGGATACGGGCACTCGACGCGCGCGCACTGTTCGACGATCTGCCATGGCTTCTGCGTGGCGTGTGGCTTCTGCAGACCAGCAGCACTGCCATCGGCGCGATCGCACCACAGCGAGACCATGCCGCCATCGCTGCAGTCCTCGCAGTAGTACCGCCACTCGCGATCGAGAGTGATCGGTTTCGAGAGGAACGGTGGCGTAATCACAACAGGCGTGTCGAGTGGTCGTGCGCGCTGGTCTGGTGCACTCGTCATCGCAGCTGGTCGTGTGTCTGCGAGCGTGCGCAATTCGGCTGGCGTGGGAAAGCGCTCGCACACGCGCGCGGCGCGAGTCACAGCGAACGCAAGCACGTCGAGTGGCAGATCGCGCAGTCCGAGCCAGTGCGTCTGGTAGTCAGCCGGTGCGAACGGCAGACCACGCAACCGATCGACCTCGCGCTTGAAGTCTGCGAACGTCATCACGCGTCACCGTCATCGTCAGGACGCCAGCGTGCGCCAGGACTACTCGCTGCAGCCACCGCGTCAGCGCTCGGCATGTCTTGCAGGTGCGTGCCATCGCGCAAGTAGCGATCGAGGCGCGGGATGAATCTACCAGCCTGCTCGGTCCACTTCGCGCTGCGCTTGTGCGCATCGAGTCGATCGAGCAGCGCCGCGAACGCTGTTGGCGGCTGATTGTGCAGCACGTCAGCGAGCGCAGCTGCGGCGGCGTGCAGCGAGCACCAGCCCTGCTTTGGGTAAGCGTTCAGCAGCTGCTGCGCGAGCGTGTCGATCGGGAGCAGCGCGGGGGCTGTTTGCGCAAGCAAACGATCAGTGTGAGTAGAAGATGAAGATGAAGAAGAAGAATAAGACTGACCACTGTGCTTGTCGTTTGCTTCAGCATCATGCTTAGCACTTTGCTTGCGCGATCGACCACCAATAGAGCCACTTTGCACGCGTTTATGCCAAAGTGCCTTCCGCTCTGCAGCCGACTTGTTGTAGTGGTGATAGTCGTGAATCATCCACCCCGAGTCGCTCACATGCCACAAGCCTGTCGCTACCAAGCGCCTAGCTAGTCGCTGGGGTGTCGCTAACCCGAACGTCAGAAGTACCTCACGTGACACGAACCCGTCGCTGAGAGA